ATCTGGCGGCTTCACCAGTCATGTGGTCGATCTGAGAGGGCCTGCTGAGGCGCCAGCTCGTTTCGATAGACGCAGTTAACCATCGGTATATTTATAGGTCAATACCGATGGTTAATTTATTTTTGCTGGGTGTGCGTTATGATTTTGTCGTTACTGGATGTATATACAGTTAATTGGGGAGGGGGAAATGGGAAGCGTTAAACCAGCAAGGCGTATTGAAATGTCCGGGGTAGAGCGTTTGGGCCTACGTGTTTCGGAAATGATCAACCATCCAGTCGCTCAAATTCAGCGATGGGTGACGATTCATCGCCTGGATACGGACGGAGACAGGGAGTGGGAAGAGGTGATGGGCGTACTGTCCGCTACTGACGAGCTCGATTTAACTTTCGAGGATGATGGAGCGGTCACCGTGAGGTGGGAGGCCACACCGGTAGAGGATCGACCTGGCGAGATGATTGATGAGAGGGAAGAGCAGGCTGCACCTTTCTGATGGTCAATAAAAAGCCCGCTCGGGTGGCGGGCTCAGTCAATGGGGGCATTAAACAGTCGGAGCGGGCTGGAAGTATAATTCGCCGTTCGCGCCATTTTTCATGCTGTAGCGATTCCTGAATTCTTTTGCGTCTTCTTTTTCTGCGAAAAACCCTGTGACGACGGTCATACCGTCATCTGGCAAAACCACGCCCGGCATCTCAGCGATCCTGTTTCTGGCAGCATCCATTTCGCTATTGCTGCCGCAGTCATAACGTACTGTCCAACCACCTGTCGAAACCATCGGCGCAGGCGTTCCAGAACTGGAGGCCTCTAGTGGCTCGACGTCAGATCCGCAGTGCTTGCATTTGACTGCCGCCTTTTTGATTGTCTCAGCGCAAAAAGGACAGCTGCGATATTGATCGTCCGGGCCGTGGGCGCCGATTTGGATTGGCGATTTTTTGCTCATGAGTGCGATAAGCAGGCCGCCGAGAGCAATAAATCCAGCGATGATCGTATAGTTCTGACGCTCGGACATGAGCCCTATATTGTTCACCCGTCCAAAACCCGATACCACGGACACATCCATGTTCATGGCCAGAATGATGCCTACGACTCCGCAAGCCAGTATTAAAAGTCCACATCCTCGCACTGCTCATCCCTCCGTAATTGAAAGCTGATATTACCTTTATTGCACTTGGCAACCAGCTCACGCTCCATCGTTCTGCGTCAGATTTTAGATGGGCGGCGCCCCGAAAATCAGACCGCCTGACCGTTCCACACGTAAAGCACTCGGGCCAGAATGTGGGTGTCGTCGACCCAAATGTCCTCTGGGTCATGATGTTTGTTGTCTGAAATCATCTTGAAGCGATCCTTGCCTTTCTTCTGTAGACGTTTCACGTACAACATTTCGTCGTATGAGAACAGATAGATCCCGTCACCTGTAAATTCCCGAACCGTGACATCGACCAGCAGAGGGTCGCGATCTTTGATAGTGGGCGCCATCGATTGGCCCCAGCCAGTTATCATTTTGAGGTGGAAGTGCTCTTTGAACGTGACGCCCATCTCGCGAAGATGCTTGGGGCTTACCCTGATGTCTTGAAGCATTTCAGGGTATTCGTTCGGTATTTGCCCGCCGCCCATGGCTGCGCGGACATCGTAGTGAGCAATCCACACCTCATCACCAACCACGCCTGGCCGGGAATACTCCGCCCCCTTTACGTTTGCGCCGGCGACGCTGGCAGCTACTTCCTCAACCGCATCAGCGATCTTTTGGCGCGCGTCAGCGGGCAGATTTTTGCCGTGCTTGGCAATCATCTGCTGGACGATATCGACGGATGACTGGGAGGCGGCAGGCTTCCCTGCGCTGGTCAGCGACGCAATTTCTTTTGCCAAGCGCGGACTGAAACTCTCTACGGGCTCTTGAAGCATCCGCGAAAGCACTGCTGCGAATCTCGTATTCAGGGGATTGATGCCCTTGAAGTACAGGTTCACGGCAGCCGGAGTCATGCCGGCCTCATCAGCGATTTTTTTCTGACTCAGCTTCAGCTCGTTTTTTTTCGAGAGGAACAAGTCGTGTGCGTCTGCGCACTCGGCGAGCAGCTCGGGCGGGAGGATGCGTTTCTTCGTCATCGCGCGAATGTATACCAACGGTTAAAAATAAGAAGAAACCATCGGTATTGATTAAAAATTAACAGATGGTTAACATCGGCCTCATCTATAACAGAGGCGCGACCCATGATTGAGACTTCCCTCGACAAGTTCGTGGCTGACAAAGGGCAGTCCGAAGCCGCCAGGCTTCTTCGGGTTACTGCCCCGGCCATTCACAAAGCTTTGACTGCGAAGCGCGATATCCGCGTTCTTGAGATGCCTGACGGCAGCTTTCGAGCTCAGGAACAGCGGCCATTTCCCTCTCATACGTCAGCTGCACATGCCAGCAGCGTGAGTTGAATTATCCGCTCAGGCGGGAAGGGCAGGTAGTACAGCGGATGGGCTGTTGATTCATCCAGTACCAAATTTCAGGCAAAAAAAAGCCGGTGGCTAGACCGGCTTCTTCACAACTTTACGAGGTCAATTATGCCCACCAATTCAGCGCCGAGCAATACCTGCGAAGGCTTGTCAGCTTCGTCGTTCAGGCGAAATCTGACGCGTCATTTCTCAACCCTTACGCATGGAGGGCTGTGATATGGCCCGCGCACGCAACATCAAACCAGCGCTGTTCAAGAACGAAGTGCTTGGCGTGGCTGATCCCATGCTGACCTTGCTGTTCGAAGGTCTGTGGCTGCTCGCCGATAAAGCTGGCCGCCTCGAGGATCGTCCTCTTCGCATCAAAGGCGAGCTCTTTCCATACCGTGACGGCCTTGATGTCGACGGCATGCTTGGCTGGCTGGCGGCCGAGGGCTTCATTGTCCGCTATAAGGTATCCGGAAAGCGCTACATCCAAGTCGAGAATTTCGACAAACATCAGAACCCGCATCGTAATGAACCGGAGTCAGTTATCCCTTCTGTATCAGAAGGTTGTATCAGTACCGATTTTGGCGGTACTGCTACTGCCATTATCGGTAGCGCTCCGGCTGATTCTCTGATTCCTGATTCTCTGATTCCTGATCCCCTCAACACACCGACACCTTTGGCATCGTCGCCGACGACGGGCGATCTGTTCCCAAAGTTCTGGAAGCTTTACCCGAACAAGAAGGGCAAGGCGGCAGCCGAGAAGGTTTGGCGGAAACTCAAGGTCAATGACGACCTGTTCACCCTGATCGCCCAGAGCCTGGCCAAGCAATGCGCATCTCTGGCCTGGATCAAGGACGGCGGCCGGTTCGTTCCGCACCCAGCCACTTGGCTCAACGGCCAGCGCTGGGAGGATGAGGTGCAATCTGTAACCAACGTGCATCAATTCCCCAATTCCCGGCACCACGGTTTTGCTGATCGCGATTACACCGCTGGACTGATCACTCGGGAGGATGGCAGCTATGCGATCTGAAAACGTAGTTTCCATGCCCCGCGCCACGGCCCCGCCGCAACAGACGACCGGGATCTGCGATGACCATGGGCAATTCCCTCAGACCGTAAACGTGATTTTCGGCAGGGTATTCAAAACCGGCTGCCCGGAATGCATGCGTATTGCGAAGGATGAGGACGCGGAGCGTGCAAGGATCAATGAGCGATACGAGCTATCCCTCAAGTTCGGCGCAGCGCTGATTCCGAAGCGGTTCGCGACGAAGACCCTCACCGGCTACATTGCCGATACCGCGGGCCAGAAAGAGGCGCTTCGGGTATGCCGAAAGTACGTAGACAAGTTTCCGGAAATATCCGAAACGGGCCGCTGCCTGTTGATGCTCGGCAAGCCTGGCACCGGCAAGACCCACCTAGGCACTGCCATTGCCAACGAGCTGATGCGCAAAACTGACGCCACGGCCGTGTACCGAACGCTCGGCACAGTCCTGCATGAGATCAGGTCGACCTACCGCCAGGGCAGCGAGCGTACCGAAGGGCAGATCATTGCGGCTCTCGTCATGCCGTCTTTGCTGGTTCTCGATGAAATCGGCGTGAGCAAAGAAGCTCCGAGCGATTTCGAGCTGACCACGCTGTTCGCGATCATCAATGGCCGTTACGAGCAGATGCGCCCGACCGTGATTATTTCAAACCTCGACGGAAAGGCACTCCCGGCGGCGATGGGCGAGCGCTGCGTGGATCGACTGCGTGAGGGCGGAGTGATCGTGCTGCCCTTCGAGTGGGAATCACATCGCGGCAAGGAGGACTTTTGATGACCCGGCAAACCAAGCTCACCAAGGCCGCGCGCGACCGCGAATGCCAGATCCGTTATCCGGGATGCTCGAGCGAATCCTCGACCACCGTGCTCGCCCATTACCGATTGGCTGGTACTTGCGGCATGGGCTTCAAGCCAAACGACCTGCAGGCCGCTTGGGCGTGTGCGTACTGCCACGACATCGCCGATGGCCGCCTGAGAGCTCCGGCGGTGCTGAGCCGTGACGAGGTCCGACTGTTCCACGCCGAGGGGGTCATGCGTACCCAGGACGCTCTGATTCGCGAAGGGAAGGTGTCACCGTGAAGCCCGCCGAAATGACGTTGTTCAAACCGAAGCGTACACGCGCCAAGTCCGTCGACCGTGAAGGCCTGGAGCAGGCCGCGTTGCTGCGCGAGCTCAAGCTGCGTATGCCCTTGGTGGCGGCTCTGATCTACCACGTTCCCAACGGTGGCCACCGGCTCAAGCAGGTAGCGGTCAAGTTGAAAGAGCAGGGCGTGCGCGCCGGTGTTCCCGATCTGGTGCTGCCGATGGCGCGAGGTGGGTACTTCGGCCTGTACATCGAATTCAAGGCCACGCCGCCGAACGATGCCGCTGTCTCGGGCAGCCAGTACGAGTGGATACGTCAGCTCAACCTGCAAGGCTATCTGGCGATCATCTGCCGTGGTCACTTCGACGCGATGGAGCAGATCCGCGCGTACCTACGACTTCCTCAGACCACGGTGGCCGCATGAGCCAGACCCTGCTTACTTCGTTCTCGGATGCGGAAATCCGCCGGCAGGCAGCGAATTCAGAGGTGCGCGACCTGCGCGATGCTCGTTACCCGGGAGTGTACTTTCGCTTTCATCAGAATCGCGAGCGCGGCACCTGGCACCTGGTGGTGGGCAAGAAGTGGGAGAAGATCGCCGGTTTCCCAGAGCTGCCGGTGAAAGGCCTGATCAACGCCCTGCCAAAGATCCGGGAGCGCCTTGCGACTGACCCGAAGGCTTCTGCCGCAGCCGGCACACTGCAGACCGTTGGCCAACTGCTGGAGTGGTTCATGGTTCGTCAGTCCACCGAGCGCAGCCTGTCGGCAAAACGCCGCGCCACGAACACCTCAATCATCACATGCCACCTCAAGCCGCGCCTGTCCGAACTGCTCATTGCCGACGTGGACCGGTCCACCTTGGACAAGCTGGTCATGTGGCCCATGCAGGCCGAAATGTCGCTGTCCTACGTCAGGCTGATGTGGGGCGTGCTGGTGGTCGCGTTCCGACAGGCCGAAAAGCTGCGTCTGATCGCCCAGAACCCAGTCGCAGGTTTCAAGTTCACCGACTTCACAAAGGCCCGCATCCTGCCGAAACCATCGCGCCTGCGGGCCGTTCAGCTGGAAGAGGTGCTTGGTGACCTTGCTGCTGGATTTGACCAGCACCCGCAGGACTGCATGCTGGCCTTGATGATGCTGTGTCATGGCACGCGTGCTGGCGAGACAAGGCAGGCCCGATGGTCGCACCTGACGCTGGGTGAGCAGGGCGAATGGTTCATTCCTGCCGAGAACACCAAGACCCGCTGTGAGCACCGGCTACCGCTGACCCATCAAGCCTGCGCGCTGCTGGAGAGGTATCGGGACTGGCAGTCGTCGAAGGGCTACAAGGGCGCGTACATGTTCCCGGCTCGCAACCGTGGTCCGATCAGCGACAGCCAGGCATGTGCTGTATTCGCGCGCCTGGGCAAGGGTGAGTGGACGAGCCACGACCTGCGCAAAGTGGCCCGGACCGGCTGGACTGATCTGGGCGTCGACTTCCTGATCGGCGAGATGCTGGTGAACCACACGCTGACCCGCAATGTGCAGACCTATATCCACACCTCAGCCGAACTGCTCAAGCGTGACGCGCTGAACAAGTGGCACGAATGGTTAGACGGGAAAGGCTTTAGCCGCATTCACCGCTCGACCCTGACTAGAAACGAAAATTCGCAGAATGCCGTCGAGGCCAATACCGGCGCGGCTTCCAGCGCGATCACGAATCCATAAAAGGCGAGGTTTAAAAATGACCACTTCAGATAGAAGGCTGATGATGTGCCGGTCGCCAAATCTCGGATTTGCCGGGTGCCTTCAGGCCTTGGACGCCTATGGTGCTGCGCGATTTTGGAAGAAAGACCGCCCTGTTAGCGACACGCTGCGTCCGTGGCTGCGCCGCAAAAAGGGAAGGTCCATTAAATGAAGAAGAATCACGGCCCAGCGTTCCGTGCCGCCCGACTGGACCTGGCCCAGTGCCCGGCCTGCCGGGGTCGCGCAGTGATCAAGGGTGTTTTCCATGAAATGGCGTGCATGCAGTGCAACGCCTCGGGCTGGGTCGACGCCGAGACAGGTGAAGCGCTGCCGCTGGAAGTGCTGGTGACGGAGCTGAGCATTCGCCTGCAGGCCGCTGACCAACAGATCGAACAATTGAAGCGCCCGGCCCAGATGACTGGACCTGCCGCCATATACCAACAGAACAACCGCCGCGGTGCCGGTGGATCGAATTACACAGGGGACTGACCATGATGACTCGCAATACGCTGCACCGCCCGCTGGGTGAGACTGAAAACATGCTCGAGCAGTGGGGGTACTGGCGGATGGATGGTATGGGCGTGCCCAGCTACGCCTCGCCCACGCTCGCCCTGATGCGGGATGCCATGCCGATGCCCGGTAAGTCATATGTGATCACCGACGAGCTGGCCGGCCTTGTGGACGCCGCCGTTGCTGGTCTGTGCGCTCGTCATCAGCAGATGGGCGATATGGTCTGGTTCTATTACGGTGCGAAGTGGCCCGCGATCCGTGTCGGTCGTCACTTCGCGATGAGCGAGGGTAAGGCGCGCGAACTGATCAAGGCTGGTGCAGCCTGGGTGGATTGCTATCTGGAGGGAGTTCGGTCGGCAGCGTAAAAAAGAGTTGTCCATATGGAATAGCTCTGTTTTCATGGCACGGTGTTCAGCTGTTCCAGCGCGGCACCCCTGATGATAAAGCCCAGCCAAGTGCTGGGTTTTTTGCTTTATGCAGATGAGTTCGCAGGCTGATGCGAAGATTGCGGCGCTCGGACCCACTAGGCCCGCTGAAATAGAACGAGAGAGTCCAAGCCGGAGATCAGCACCGGCCATCTGCACCCACTT